TTAGTGAACAATGCGCCGATCGCCTTCGTCCTGCAGGCCATTCTCACGTCTACGCGCCAGCGGATCCTGGCGGTAAAAGTGGCAAAAACGCTGCCACAGGGCCGGGAAGCGAGGCGCGAACAGTTCAGGCGCACTGAAAAAATATTCCGAGAGGACAGCAAAGCATTCTGCGGGATCGGTGGCGGCATAGGCGTCAATACTGGCGGCGCTTTCGCCTACCAGATCTATCTCATCCTGAATGTTGTTCATCGCGGCGTGGAGATCGTGCTCCCAGCCGGCAACTTCACGCAACGGGATAAGCGGCACGCCGCTGGCCCGGTCGCCGTTCCGCGTATCAAGCTTATGCGCCACTTCATGCACCACAAGGTTAAAGCCTGACGCATCAAAAGAGTCTTGAATATCCAGCCAGTTCAGCACTACAGGACCCTGTTGCCAGCTTTGTCCCGACTGTACCACCCGCTGGTTGTGGACCAGACCAATATCATCCTCCCATTCATCATCGACGATGAAAGGGGCAGGGTAGATCAGCACTTCATGGAAGCCATCCAGCCACTCAATGCCCAGCTCTAGCACCGGCAGACAAAAGAGCATAGCAATGCGCGCCTGATGCAGCGGGGTCAGCTCCAGCCCCTGCAATGCCACCAGCCGCTTTTGCTGTAAAAAACGGGCAGCCATCTGCGTGAGCTTGTGCTGCTCAGTGGACGAAAGATGGGCTAAAACCGGAATGGCAAGCGCTTGCTCCCAGGGCATCTCTGCGTTGCCGGACTCATCATCTGCTTTCCAGGGCCATTTAAACATCATATTGCTCGCAAAGTCGTCACTTGAACACAATTACCGAAACGGGAGCTATTAAAATGCCAAAGATCCTGGCATTATAGCAACCATCACAGCGGAGAGATGCCGGAGCGGCTGAACGGACCGGTCTCGAAAACCGGAGTAGGGGCAACTCTACCGGGGGTTCAAATCCCCCTCTCTCCGCCACTATTCAAATACTTGCACCTTTTTTTGTCTGTGATTCGGCGCAACTTGAGAAAATTTTGAGAGAAAAAAAGTAGCTTATATCATTTCTTAACATTAGTCTTGATTGTGTCGTCGTAAACGGAACTACTGGACCTGATCATGAACACATCTGGCGCATCTGTCGCACATCTCACTAGCAGCAATAGCAGCAAATCAATATCCGAATTAGTTGCGGCCCTCGAGCAAACGAATTTATATTCGTACATTTCTCAAATTGCGACAGTGTATGGTTTTCCTCCTGTCAAAGGAGGTATGGATGCGAGCTTGGCTGCTATTGAGGCATCAATCCAGAACCCAACTGCGGCATTCCCCAATGCAACCGTTAGTTCGCTTGAAAAAATGATTGATAGAGTAATAATTTCAGGAAGTAATTATTACTCTATTGATGAAACAACTGACCCAAATTTCCAGCCATTTGTCCACAAAATTTTTAATTCTAGTGTTCCTGAGTCTCGGTATGAAAGTTTATATCCTAAAAGACTGCATGACGGTAACTCTCTTGGAAACAATATCAAAGGATTTTATTTAACAAAATTACTGGATACAGGTGATGGATTAGCTTTTATATATTCTTATATTTATAGTGTGAAAATTAAAGGAAGTCGCGGCTTAGGTCTGTCATACACGCCTCAACAGCATTTTGTTACAGCATTTGTACCAAATAATAAAAACAGAGTAGAATATCGTATTCCTAAGCTTTTAGGTAAGAGAGAGGCTGCTAAAGCACTTCTTGCATTACGTAATGAGTTTTATGATCTTTTTGTTAAGAATAATTACAATGTTGTCTTTCAATCATTGAACTTTTATAATGCGATTACTAACATTATTGCTGACAAACAATTTGGCCGGGCTGTCCAAATAATTTATGTAGGGTCGAACACTGGTTCTGATGCAAATGTTATTGGCCGTAAAGATCCAACTTATGAGGCTAGAGATGTTGAAATTAAAAACACAAAGAGAAATGATATCTATTCGCCACGTTCAGTAGCCGTCAGGTTTTATAGAAATAATGGGGATTTTACCGAGTTGGGTTTAGATCCTAATAAAAAATCATGGTTAGATGATGGTTTTTGTGGTGAATTTTATATTGACTTTCCTGAAGATACATTATCATTAAATGGTTTGATTGAAAATGTCATATCAAGAAAATGATAGACTAAAGGATATAAATATGCTTTTGTCTAAACAAAGGATGCTATTGGATGAACTTCAGGGGGTTTTCTCTGAAAGAGATGTTTGTTTGTTCAATAATGTACTGAGTTACATTAAAAATAATGTTGATAAAAGTTATTATCCGATTAAAGTGCTTCGTGAAGCATCTAGATGTGAATCTGATGCGGATTTATTAAAACTAGTTCGCTATTTCTGTGGAGCACATTCTAAATTATTCAACATAAACTATTGTTACTATGATTATGATAATGAAGAAGTTCCTATTTCAGCTGAGTGTTATTACAAAGCATTAATTAAAGGCATTGCTCCAATCAGCTTAGATTCTGGACGCGAAATAGACGATTTCGATGTTAATAACATTTCATTCTATTGTATATTAAATGTCAAATAATATCCTTAGTAATATTACACCTGCCGATTTGGCTGCACTGGCTAACTTAAAACCATTCGATGAAGATCTGTTTGTAGAAAATCTTTACGCTGATATTAATAAGGCAATTAAGAATATTGAAAAAACAGCAGATAAGTATTATTCGGATGATGAAGATAAAATTACGAATTTATTAGTTTTATTTCTCAAGGGTGTTGGGTACAACGCTTCCGAACAAACAAAATCAAACGGCTCTGTAGATATCACAGTTCAAGATCGTGGACAGAGTTTTACTTGGCTCGCTGAAGCAAAAAGAGGGAATTCGTATAATGGTGTATTTGAAGGGATGTTACAACTTGTAACAAGATATATTACTGATGAAAAATATGCTGGTTTCTTTATTTATCACCAAAAGTTAGATTCTTTGGGTTATTTTAAAAATTGGTTCAGCTATCTTAGTTCTGGTGATTATGAGAAATATAATGCAATTTCTACTAGACTCGATGAATGCCGATTCCATTTTAAAAAGAATCCAATAACTAAAGCTTTCACTGGGAATGAATGTTTTTTTGATTATGATATAGTGTCGAAAAAAGGTAAACCAGTTAAAGTTAGGAATTTCATTTTAAGTTTGCATTATAACCCTGCAGATAAAAGCGGGCGAGATAATAAATCTTTGAAAGTAGGACAAGCAAAACTTTATGTTAATGAAGTTTGTGATAAATGGTTACATGAACAAGAAACTCCTAAAGATCTTGAAAAGTTTATGAACTGCTTAAATACAGCTTTCCCTGATTTATTTGTATAAGTGCGCGTCTGCGCACTTAGGTTTTAATTTTTATTTAATGTGGGTGTTATGCGTGTTTTTCTATCATAAACAATGACTTGTGATTCAGTCTTGTGCCCACTAAATATTTGTTTCTCTTTAGATGATCCTTCATAGTCCGAGATCCCTTTAGCCTTTAGATCATGGAAGGTGCAATCAAGCGGCCTACCAAGTTCTTCAGAAGCCGCGTTTCTCGCTTTTCTCCATGCTTCATTAAATCCCTTATATGAATAACGCTCACCATACATTGTCCTGATAACAGGGCCATCCTGTCCCCATTCCCTGCAAATATCAACAGCCGCACTGAGACGCTCAGTCCAGGCTTTGATCTGTTTAATACCAGTCTTACCTTGCTGTATGAAAATTCCTTTATCAAGAATCTGATTCCAGTTCATTTTAAGTACATCAGAAACCCTTGCAGCGCATAGATACGCAATTTCCATCGCGGCTTTAACTGCAGGAGTCGCATGAGTGAAGATAGCAATGTACTCTTCATCGGTTATGTAGCGGTCGCGCTGGGGTTTAGGAAACTTATCGACACCAACACACGGATTACCTGGTACATAACCACGCTGATACCCCCAGCGGTATACACGAGACATTGAACTATGCTCGTGATTAGCCTGAACACGGCTTCTTTTACCACGTGCATCCATGTAGCGCCGGACGTGTTCAGGTTTAATGGCCTTTGCCTCTGCATCGCCGAAAACCGCTAACAAGTATTTTTCATGTGCCAGGTAATCTTTTTGTGTCCTGGGGGCAAGGTCTGCATAGTCAGCACTATTTAAAAATTTTTTCCACAATTGTTGAAAGGTGAGTAGCTTCTTTCGACCTTCAACGACTTTCTCGTAAGCTAACCAAACCTCCGCTTTAGAAGCGTTTGCTGGGGCTAGATTCTCGGTAGTACCTCCTGGCTTCCAGTAGTAACCGGAAGGGCGGAAAAACACACCCTTCGGCATCCACTCATTACCAGGCGCTCTTTTGCGGCCCATATTATCTCTCTACAGCGTCAAAGTTCATGCCTGGAGTAGGCATATGGCCTGCTGGTAGAAGTATGCGTTGTACGGGATGGTTAATATGAAACCAGGTCGTTTTGATTGCTCCGTCCCGGCGTTCAATAAAAAAGATCCCGTTCTGCGTTAATACCTCTTTCTGCAGTGACTTTTGGGGCGAACCCGTGGCCTCTGTCAGTTCTTCATCAGTCAGGAAGCGATCGCTCATGAGTTGTTCTCCACTGAACCGGCTGCAACCGGTTATCTGCCACTATATGAACAAGACGAACAGCCACCACGCAGTCCGTCATTACACCTTTTACACAGCTGGTGGTCCTCCCTTACCCCTTTAAACTGGTTATAAATTTCCGCTGGTACAATTACCGGCATAGGGACCAACAATCGTTGACTACGTAGTGATGCGATTTCTGCAGTGCGTTCGAGGTACAACGATTTCCAGTCACTTGCTTCAGTCTTATATGCGGCCAAAGCATCCCGCATGCGCCGCCAGCGGCGACGCTTCAGCTTGTTCGTTTTCACTTCACCTCCTGCGGGGCGGCTGCAAGCATATGTGACCAAATTAACCTGCGCGTCTGGCGCATTGCACAATCAGGATCATCCCAAGCGTGGTGCTGGCATCCTGAATTATGCAGCATCATTGCTTCTGTCGGCTCCTTCGGCACCATCACGTAACCGGGAGGTGCAACGTAATGAACCTCGACAGTGCGATCCGGACCGGATGCCAGGTCAATGCCGATTACCGGCGAGTTGCCGGTCAGCGACTTTGCCTGGAACATGGCGGCGCGCAACTTACCAGGTACATCAGCCCACATGCCAGAATAATAACTAGTGTTAGGGTCGGTATGCTCCAACAAGTCCTCTATCGCTGAGGCTGCGGTATGAAGCAGGTCTGCGCTGACTACTGGCACCGGCTGCGTGTGGCGATAGAGCGTCATGAATTCAGCATTTTCATCAGTGTGTTGTTTTAAATGCCTAAATTCTTCAGGGTCTAACTCAGCCCAATACGTCTTCATTCCGTTCACCGGATTGACCTGTCGGTAAAGTATCACCGGCTTGCTGTCCATTGCGGCCAGCGCTATACGAGCCAGCTCCTCGGCCTCCTCAGCTGGCAGCATTATGTTGCTTCCAGCGCCGTAGGTTTCACGCCATGATTTAATTTTTTCTAGGCGCTCTCTGTTTAACTGGTTATTGGTCATTGGTTGGCTCCTTCTGCCTGATACTTTTCGAACCAGAAAACCACCGGCTTTTCGACGACTTCAACAAGGCCGAAGCGCTCTGCGGTGCGGAAATTAACACTGCTCTTTCTACCCCGCTCAACCTGTAGAGAGATTTGTTTTCTGAACATTTCAAGCGAGTAAGAGGTTTTGAAAAGGTTGCAGGGAGCGCATGCCGGATACTGATTTTCCAAGGTGTCGGCGTAGATATTCCGTACCTCTCCAGTCGCTTTCAATTTGAAAATTCCTTTTTCTGCGGCCTTCATATCCTGCTCAGATATTCTCGCCACAGGCTGTACGTGGTCGGCGTGCCAGCCTTTCTCCGGTAGTTCACAACCGCAGTAAGCGCATCGCCCGCCAAACTTCATGCGCAGTTCTGCGCGCTGTTTTTTGGTCAGTGCCATCACTCAGCCTCCACCTTGATGCCAGCAGTTGCTTCTACCGATGCCTTGACGAACCATGCTGCCCTGACAATGACGCTATGAATCCATTGCAAATCGGCGTTTTTATCTGCTGACTTCATTTTTTCGCCACTTAAAGCTTTGCTAATATGGCTGCGTACTAAATCGGCTTGAAGGCTGCGGGATTCTTCTATGCTGAAGCCGCCGGGCAAACAGGCTACGGTATTCTGCGCTTCAAGTTCGGCGATGCGCTTCTCCGCTTCGCGTTTCGCTTTCACCTCTTTCTGGATAATCCGGCTTAATTCATTGATGCTGGCGGTTCGTTCTTCGGTCATCTCATCGATGTGCGCTTTGAGCTTATCAGCGCGGAACCGCTCGTTATCAAAGCTGGTACGCCAGTTGTCCCGCTCCTGCTGCGCCTTCTCCAGCGCCTCTACCAGTGCGATGACATTGTTTGGGTTAGCCAGGGCGTAAAATTTCTCCGCCGCCGCACGGCCTTTCGAATACCGGGCGATAATGGCGAGCTCTTTCGCATCGATCGCTGCCGCTTTCAGGCTCTGCGCCAGTTCGGTGATATCAGTCATGCTGCACTCTCCTTAATCCCACTGCAGAACAGATGCGAAATACGCACCGCGACAAGGCGTATCACGTGGATGATGCCAGCCTGAATATCCTTCCTGCCCACCAATTGGACTGACTTTGTACCAGCACTGGTAATAGCGAGCGCTGGAAGCAAAATCCTCTGCGCCTTCAGCATCAATCACATCTTGGGATACAGACGCTTGGATAATATCTGCTTCGCTATAGTCGCCCCGCATAACCAGAAAACGAGCCTCATCGGAGCAGAGGTAATCAACTGCCCCATCAAATTTCCCCTTGCTGGTTGGTTTGGTTACGTTGCTCATGCTGTCCACCATTCAATAAACATGCAGATACCAACGGTTACTACGGCAATCAGCACCCAGCAGATCACATCTAACAGGGCGGCGAACCGACGCAGGGTGTATTTGCTGTAATTCTCAGGATCAATATTCATACCGCCTCCCCAAGCACCCAACGAAGTGCGTTCGCATATTCACCCTCGGCAGATTCCAGGGCTTTTGTGATTTCTTTGCGGGTTTTCAGGCGAGGCTTTGCATCACCGAGGATCTGACGCTGACGCCGAGCTTTTTCATGGCCGGTTGTGCCAGCAGTTGCCGCTTCGATTTCAGAGACCTTCTCCCGCTGCTCTTCAGGTTTAAGCGATGCCAGCTGACGCGCCTGGGTAACGGTGACCGTTCCGGACTCCACTGCATCGCGAACAGCCTGGGTGGCATCCAGCAGTGACAGAGTTGCGCGTACGGTCTGGACACTCACGCCAAACATCAGTGCTAAATCGTCCTCGTCGTGCCCGCGCTCCAGCGCATCAGCCATTTTCTTTGCTCGGCCCAGCGGTGTATCTGCCTGGCGGATTTCGTTAGCACTTACCATCGCCTGCGCCATGCGAACGGCGGAGCCACGTTTAGCGACTGCTGGAACCAGTAACGGTTCTTTACCCTCTTTCAACAGTCGCTTGTTGGCTTCCAGTGTATGGCGCACACGCTGGCGACCATCGACTACACAAGACAGCCCTGTCTCCGGGTCTTTCCAGACGATAATCGGCTCAAGAACGCCCTGGTCCATGATGTTCAGCACCATTGCCTCGCTGATAGGCAGGTGGATACGCTCATCGTAAAGCGGGTGCGTTTTGTCGGTAACCAGGTGCAGGTTTTCAGGTTCGAACGTCAAAACGTTCGTTTTGCCACTCGCGCCATATACCAGCTTTGAGTCTTTAGCCATCAGAGAGCCTCCACGTTACGGAAGCTGGTGGGGGAAATTGCTTTCAAATCGCGCATTGCTTCGAGGACATGCAGATTTATGCGCTTCTTGGTATATCGCTCAGTAATACGATCACACTCCTTCGCCCAGGATTTGACCTCTGCGAGAAGGGCGTCACGTTCGGTGCGCGTCTGGCGCAGTGCCACATTCGAAACATCGAGGATGGTAGCCAGTTCCTTGATGATCTCTGCCTGTGCTGGTGGCATAGCTTTGGCTATTTCGTACGCCTGTTTAATCAGTTGTTTTGCTGTCTTAGCCATCTTTTGTTCTCCATCTGACGCGCTGCAACGCGTAAATTTAGGGTGCAGCAACCCAACCCATGAGAGTGGGTGAATAGCTGGTTAAAATTTCTTGCTGATGGGGGACCGCCACTGCAATGGCGGTACGTTAGTTCTCCACACAACACAGAAGAGCACCTGCGGCCGCAAATCCGCTCGGGCGGATTGTGTTAGGGCACGTCACTCGGTGGTGCTCTGATGTCTTTTGTAAAAGGGCGAACCAGAAACAATGGGGAAACTGGTGCCGCCAAGATGACATAGTCCATCAGACTTAATTGATGTTAGGTTATGCCTAATGCCATGTCAATAGGCTTAGCCTAATGTTGGTGGGCGGTCAAAAAAAATCCCGCATAAGCGGGATTTGTGTGAAATAAAGCTAGTGTTTTTATGATTATGGACGACGCTTTCTGAAATTCTCATCATTCTGTACATATTGTAAAGAATCAAGGATTAAACCTGAAATCCTTAATACATCCTCGGGATGTTCAATGAAAATACGATTGTTATCATGTTCAAGTCCGGCTCTTTTAATTTCATTGCCGGTTATTTCATTGATATCAATTGGTAACTGTATGTTTGAGCGATTCTTCTTGTCATAATAGCGAACCAGCCAGCGGTTTGTTTTTCCTTGGAAAAGAATAGAGTAATAGGACTCTGTATCTTTGGCTTGAAGTTCGTATGCAGGGCCTATAATAGAACAGATTTTTTCAAATAAAATTCTTTCATTATAGGTTGTTACTATGTTGGGGTTCTCTGCATCGACAATATCTGCGCGCTCATCAATTACATTATTTTCAGTTACATCAGCAGGGGATTCTAATTCAGGAATAGATGTTCTTGATGAAAGACCAGAAACAACCATTTCACTTACTGACCTCTCTACGGCCTGCCTCACCAATGGAGTTATTGTTTCTATAAATCTTTGATTTAATTGACGACCAATATTTGCTCGTCCTGCAACATATCTAACAAATTCATGATCTACTTCCCGAAGGCTTGTACTCACAACTTTAACAAATGCAGAAATATATACACTCTCTTCTGCAAGGGTTCTTAGGGCCTCTGGTTTGAATTTGTCATGGCGGAATCTAAATAATTGCTCAGCATCAGAATCTTTAATGTCATCCATCATGATTCGTAAAAATGGCGTTGAATCCATTATATTTTTTTCATTGAGATCCGTAAAAAAGCGCCATTCAATTCCATTAGTAATTGCTGATATTGTCACCTCTGGAGTAGAATTAAAATACCTAGATAATTGAGGACAATGGTTGTCCATTTTTTCTTTACAACCTTTGGCCTCAATAAACATAACGGGAACACCTTGGCAGAATAGAGCATAATCTACACGCTCACCCACTTTCACACCAGGGAAGTCCGCACCATATTCAGCTTTGACTTTTTGCGGATCATATGCGTTAAAGCCTAGGATGTCCAAAAAAGGAAGTATCAAAGCCTGCTTGGTTGTCTCTTCCGTTGTGCAGTGTTCTCTAACATTTTTAACATGTTCAATGTGATTTTTAAGACGTACTTTGAAGTTTTCCATGCATCCTCCATGCAAAGTGAAAACCTGCTGTTAAATCAAAGCAAGTCACAATCCCGGATAGGCTTCATACAAGCCAATCCCCCACAGGGATTGAGTTATGCAAGCGAATCAATCTCAGAGCTTTTAACATGTATGGAGCTTAGAGATATTGTCCGTTAGACCATATAAGCTTAAGCTCTGGCTTTCGTTTGTTTTTTTCCATCTTCCTCCTGCTCTGCCCATCTCCTTATCTTCATCTCTAAAGAGTCTAAATATGCTTTAGCATCGCTATCTACCCAGCCAGGTATACGCTGTCCTTGCTCTAAGAGGACAAAATCAATGATAGCCTTTTTTTCTCTCGAAGCCTTATTATAGAGCTCGGCAATAGAACCATTTTTAACTATGGGATCTGTTGCGGGCTCACATGTATCAGTTAGCGGGTATCCCTTTAGTCCCCAGTGCTCGGGGCCCACAACATCAGAAAAGTAGTTCCAAAGCTCTGGTAGCTTCTCTTTCGATATGGAGCCTTTATTGATCCAGTCATGGATTGACGGGGGTTTTATTTTGAAATGACGTGCGATTTCCGCCTTACTCTTGGCAGAACCTATTGAAAGCTTCTTGTCTATGGCCTGCTCGATCGCTCGGCCCAATTCTTTACCACTAAGCATTGCCTAATAATCCTCATAACCTATAGCTTAGGCAATTCCTATTGATTGTTTATTAGGCTTAGCCTAATATCGGTTTGTGTGGAAATCATAGGAATCCGTTTATGAGAAGTAGCCTTGAAGCAATCAGTGAAGCCTGCCGCATTGTTGGGGGACAAGCCGCTTTGTCAAGGAATCTAGGCATCTCATCACCAACAGTGAATCAATGGACAACGGGCATTAGGCAAATACCTGCGGAACGATGTCCTGCGATTGAGAAAGCTACTGGTGGTGCTGTCACCTGCGAAGAGCTTCGTCCTGACATTGACTGGGCCTATTTAAGAGGTGCAGCAATGCGAAAGCTTAATGTCACTGCATCAAATTTGTAACTACCACCCGAGTTTGAAAGGAGTAGGTATGAACCTCAAAGAAGTCGTGAAATCTATGTGCAAAGCATATCCAGGTGGGCGCGAAGCAATGGCTGGCGCACTGGGAATGACGGTGACGCAGTTTAACAACAACCTTTACGAGAAAAACGGCTGTCGTTTCTTCGAAGTCAGCGAGCTGGAAGCGATGGAGGACATTTCCAATACGTCGTTATTAGCTGATTACTTCGCTCGCCGCCGTGGCGCTCTGCTGGTGGATGTTCCGCATCTGGAAGAACTGGACCGCGTTGACTTGTTTAGCCGGGCAATGCGTACCTCTGCCGCTAGGGGACAGGTTGATCAGATTATCGAACAGGCACTTGAAGATGGCGTTATTGAAAGGCACGAGGCCGAAGAAATCATGGTGCATCACCGCCGCCACCTGGCTGCGCGTGAAGAAGAGATCGCGGCAATTATCACGTTGTTTGCACGCAAAAAGAAGTGACGCCAGCGAGTTGCAGCTCCTGGCGTCGTGGCGTGTCGTTATCAGTGGAGATTACTAACGCATGAACAGTTTATCAACACAATACCGCAGGTCGCAACTTGTAGCGCGGCCAGTTCCTGGTGGAGCAGGACCGGTGCAGTTCGTGTATGGGGTAAGAGTACCCGGTGGGATAGAACCTGTCTGCTACCAGTTTGCTCAATGGGCGGTAGATGACTTTAGAAGTCAGGCGGAAAGCGTATGCGAGAGCTCAACCGATGGTTCAGAGATCACTACGGTGTCCCGGTCAGGGTCATACGCTGGGAGCCCCAGACACAGCGCGTTATATACCTGCGTGAAGGGTACGAGCATGAATGCTTTAGCCCCCTTGAGCAGTTCAGACGTAAA